GTTTCCTTGCCGAACTCACCGAAGGCGACGAGCTCGCCCAGGGCGGGTGCTTCGTCCGGATCGACCGGTTCGGGCAGGGTCAGCACATTGGCAGGCCCCGGCACGGTGGCCAGCGGCAGAGCCGAGGAGACCGACACGCGGAAAGACCCCGACCCGCTGCCCGCCTCCGTCACCTGCCGCCAGCGGATGCCATAGGCCTTGCCCGCTTCCATCACCAGGCGGCCCTGGGACAGATCGGGTTTTTCATCCAGCACGATGCCGGTGACATCGCCCGCTTCGTCGGTGATCAGCTTTTCAACCCGGCCGGATCCCAGCCCGACCAGCATCACATCGTGGGCAACGGCCGCCAGGTGGCCGACGTGCGAAACGAGGCTTTCGATATCGACATCGAATTCGAAGACTTCGGTCTGGTAAAGCGAGGTGTAGAGCCAGAAGCGCGCCAGCTTCCACACCTGATCCGGATCGGTGACGCCGGGCACTTCGAATTGTTCATAAAGCGTGGCCGCCACCGTGCCGGCCGGGCCGCCGCCATCCTCGCCCAGCTCGGAATACCCGTCGGCAAAGACGAGCATTTCATCCGACCGATAGCCCTCATTTTCGTTGATGAAGGGCACGCGCAGACCGTGGACTTCACCCGGAAAGGTCTTGCGGAAGCGAAACCCGCGCGTCGATCGCGGGGTGAACAGCTGGCGCTCGCCCTCAACTCGCTCGCCATCGATGATGACGGACAGCTTGCCATTGATCTGCACCGGCCGGGCGCGGGCCGCGGCGCACACCTGGCGTGCAGCCTCGCCGCGCCGGATCGGCCGATCGAACACGCGATTGCACTTGTAGTCGTTCAGCTTGCACCACTGGTGGAAAGCCGCCCAGGCGGGCCAGTCGATCGCATCGTCCGGCCGCGGCTTGGCGGTGTGGCCGCCGCGATAGAGGAAAAGGGCGCCGTCGCTGGCATATTGCGTCGGCCCGGACGGCCAGTCCGCGGCCGTCACGGCCGACAGATCGGCATCCTCATCGTCGGCGATCGCGGGATCCAGCGTCTCGGCAATGCGGGTGACATCCAGATTGATCGTGTCGATCACGCCGTTGAGCTGGTCTGACGCCTTGATACGCACGGCCATGTAGGCATAGCCGTCGACCGGCATGGGATTGCGCGACGAGATCGAGCGCAGGGCCGACCATTGCATCTCGTCGAACTTTTCCTTGTCATCGCCCTGCGGTGCGCCCACCCGCTGCAGCTCGACCTCGTATTGCCCTTCCGGCACGGCCGCGCGCAGCTGGACGGCAAAGGGCTTGCCGGGCGCGGATCGCGCGATGGTTTCAGCCCCGCTCACCGTGCCGCCGGGCAGATTGCCCGACCAGTTATCCAGATCGGGCTCGGCATCGAACCAGCCGAACCGGTCGCGTCCCGCTCCGGCGGCGGCCGTATTGGCCTGCGGCGCGCTGGCGCGGGCATAGGTCCAGGCGCCGGTGGATCCGGCCGGCCGGTATCGCATGTTCACGCTGGCCGACAGCGACTTCCATTTGCCCTTCGAGTCGATCTGTCCCAGCCCCTTGGGGAAGAAGACGATGGCGATCAGCTCGGTTGTCTTGGTCTGGCTGGTGCGGCTGACCCAGCCGGCATCGTCCAGCACAACGCCCAGGTCTTCGGTGTAAGGATCGTCGCGATAGAGCGAGATCGGCGCATCGCCGGGCTTGGCGCGCACCTCGTATTCCACGCCGGTATACTCATCGATCGGCGTTTCGCCGATGCGGACGTTCGCATAGTCCAGCGGCATCGGGCCGAGGTTCAGGAGATAGCGAAGCCAGACCTGATCGCCCGCCACATCCTTGACCGGCATGCCCTGCAGCGGCGGATAGATGCGATGCGTGCCGATGAAGGTGGGGAAAGGCTGGTAGGGCGTGGCGCGATTGCGGGCGCCATCCACCGAATACACGGGATCCGGCGAGGCGATTCCGTCCAGGCTGGGCTGCGGCGGCGGCACCAGCGCATTGATCGCCAGCGAGCCGACCACCACGACAGACGCGGCCGCCATGGCGGCGCCCAGCGTGCCTTGCGCAAAGGCCTGGCCGAATGCACCGACCAGCGCACCGCCGGAGATCCACGCCGCCGTGGCGATCAGGGCGATCTGCAGCACGGTGCGCAGGATCTTGCCGCCATCGCCGCCGGCGGGGCGCACCGACATCAGGACGCGCGCACCTTCGGCCGGGCAGGTTTCGCCCCACACCTCACGCGGCACCGCCACGCCGTCGACATGGGCGACCAGATGCGCGCGGATCACGGGATCGGCGACAAAGGCTTCGGCCATGTCGGCCAGGCTGGCGCCGGCCGGCGCCTGAACCTGGTCGACCGCCTTGAGGTCAAACGGGTGCAGGGCCAGCGTGACGGCACTGCCCGCCTCCAGCGCCGCACGCGAGCGCGCGCGCAGGGCCGGAACCGTTGGCCGCAAAGACAGACCGGTCGCAGTGTCAGTCATAAAAGCCCTCGACACGCCGGGCCCAGGCATGGGCCGACAGGTTTTCGATGATGGTGGCCGGCACCCCGGGCCGGGCCCCGGCCGGGTGATGGGCATGCAGGAAGAGGCCGCGGCCCAGGCACAGGCCGACATGCACGGGGCGCCCCGCCACATTGAACAGGACGACGGCACCGGGCTGCGGCCGGTCCAGCCGCGACCATTGGCCGACATGAGCGCCGATCAGGCTGGCCTGCAGGTCGAAGCGTTCGGCCTGGCTGGCCGGCATGGCGCCGGAATAAAGATCGGCATGATCGGCCGCAGGCCGGCCGAAATGCTGCGGCCGGCACCAGGCGATCAGCCCCCAACAATCCCAGCCGCGCGGATCCCGCCCCCGCCACAGCCAGGGCGTTGCCAGATAGGGCCGATGCCAGCCCGGTTCGGGGCGCATGGCGTCAGAACAGGGCGGGCGCGTGGGCCGGCACGAAGGAATACGACACCAGCTGCTCATTGCTGTCGTCTTCCACGGCGAGATCGCCGGCGATCTGCAGCCGGTCGCCCGATGCCGAGACCATGCGCATGTCCGGCAGGGTCATTTCCACCGTGTCGGGATCTGCGGCCAGCACGATCTCGACCGTCACATCCAGCGCCGTGGTGAGGCTGCGCAGAACCAGGGCGATGCGCTGATCGACATTGTCGATCGTGATGGAGGCGAGACCCGCATCGCCCTCGCCCTGGCCGGGCAGGACAAGATCGAAGCCATAGGCGGTAAACGTGTTGCCGCGGCTTTCGATATCGACGGTGTTATTGACGAAGCGCAGGCGGCCGCCCGACACGTCCAGCTCCGGAAAGCTCTCGCCCAGATCGGCGAGATCCGGGTGATAGATCGAGACCAGGGCCAGATAGACCTCGTCTGTCTCCTGGGCGACGACGCCCTCGACAAAATCACGCGACGGCATCGATCAGATCCAGTTCAAAGCTGACAGTGAGTTTCGCGCCCGGGCCGGGCCGCACAGAAACGCCGCCACGGCCGCCGACGATCTTTGCCGAATGATCCGTGTCCAAGAGGCCGTCATGCCAGTCAAAGCGCTTGTTGCCGTCGGCCAGATCGTTGCGAACCCAGGGCAGGAAGACGTTTTTGTATTGCGCCACCGTCCAGCGGAATTGAACGCGCACCTTGTCGACCGCCATTGTGGAGGTGCGGCGGCCCTTGGGCGGGCCATCATCGGTCTGGCTTTCCTCGCCATTCTTGCCGAGATTATAGCCATAGCCTTCGCGCGCCGGTTCCGCCGGCAGGCCTGCCGGCCATTCGATCGCCATCAGCGCACCCCCGGGGATGGATTGAAGCCGTAGCGGGTGTGCATTTCCTCATCGAACTTGCCGCTGCCCAGCATCCCGCCGATCTGTTCTTTCAGCCAGAGGGTCAGTTCGCGCGTGCCGTTCGCCGAACGCCGTTCGCTGGCCCGGGCGCGGCCGCCCTGCCCGCCGCCGCGCTCATCCTTCAGCGTGATGTTCAGATCGGCCAGTTCGACCCGCGCCGGCGCCTGGCCACCCCCGCCGGTCTGGCCGGTCATGTTCGGCAGAATGCGCACGGTTTCGTCGGCCGACACCCAGGCGGTGGGCTTGTTATTGATCGACAGGAGATTGTTATCGATGCCGGGATTGCCGCCGATCCGGATATCGGCGCCGCGGTCGAAGCCGGGCAGCTTGCCCAATCCGGCCGTCTTGCCGCCGCCGCCGAAGAAGCCGGACACAAATACGTCCAGCGCACCGGCCAGCGGGCCAATGATGAAACGTTGCTGCGCCATTTCAAAAAAGGTTTCGACGATGCGCGCGCCCATGCGCTCGAACGCCTCGCCCGCATCATCGGCATTGCGGCGAATGTCCGTCAGACCGTCCGATATCGAGTCCAGCGCCCGCACCCCGCCCCGGTCCAGCATGTCCATCGTGTCGGAATACTCGCGCGCCATCTTGGCGAGGCCCGGCAGGCGGTCTTCCATGCGGATGACATTGCTGTCTTCCTGCCCGTAAAGCGCGCTTTTCACCCGCTCGATTTCCGCTGTGATGATATCGGCATGCTCCGGGCTGTCGGCCCAGAGCTTGTAGAGATTGCCCAGCCGCTCGCGCGCCGCATCGGCCGGGCCGGTCAGCGAGTCCAGCAATTCCTTCTGCGCTTCCAGCGGATCATTAGCCGCTTCGGCCGCGCCGGCCGCCTTGCGCTCTTCATCGGTCAGGTCGGCCAGCTTGCCCGCCAGACCGGCCGCCTCCATGCGCGTGCGAATGATGGTGTCGATCTGGGCCTGGCTGATCTCGATCCCGTGCTCGCGCGCGTCGTTAAGTTCACTTTCCAGTTCCCGGATCTCTTGCAGCGGCGTCATCAGCGAGCGCAGGGATTGTTCGACCAGTGCCTCCAGCTCGCGCCGGCGCTCGGTGTCCAGCTCGTCGTTTGAGGCCCCCCCAGCACCGCCTCCCGGCGTGCGATCGCCCCAGCTTTCCAGCATGGAATAATAGCTGGTCAGGGCCTCCTGCTGGCGTTGCTGGATATCAAGGCGGCGCTCCTGTTCCGCGTTGATTTCCTCCAGACGGCGGCGCGTGTCGGCCAGATCACCCGCAACCTGGATTTCCGCATCGCGCACGCCCTGCACCTGGCGCAACCGCTGTTCCAGCAAGTCCGCTTGGCGCTCCAGGACCGTTGCCTGAAAGTCCAGCACTTCGGTTTCGCGCTCTCGCACCGGAGTCAGCGCATGCAAGGCAGCCGCCTTGCGCTCGTCGATCTCGGCCAGAACGCGTGCCCGCGCTACCTCGGCCTGCAGGGTCGAAAGCGACTGCATCTGGACGGCGCGGGTCTGGCGCAGCTCCGCCTCGCGGATCGCTTCGGCGGCATCGGCGAAGCGTTGAATAGTCGAGGCCGTGAAGGTGGAGTTTATGCCCTCTGCCGCCTCCAGCATCCGCGCCATTTCATCGGCCGACTGCTGCAACAGCGGCGCCGCTTCGCGCAGGCCCAGCTTGTCGGCCAGAGCGAGGCGGCGTGAGGGATCGTCGATCTCGCGCATGCGCTCGAGCACGGCGTCCAGGATGGCGGTGGCGTCGGCGCCATTGTCGACCAGATCGCGCAGGCCCAGCGCGTCGAAGGCATCGCGCGCCTCGCCCTGACCGGTGGCGCGGTATTCGCCGATCCGTTTCGAGAATTCTTCCATGCCGGACAAAACAGCATTGAAGTCGGCCCCGGCCATCTGGGCCGCGCTGCCGATCGACAGGATGCGTTCGGCCAGCAGGCCCGACGCCCGTTCCGCATTCTCCAGCTCTTCCGCCCAGAAGGCCGTTTCGCGGGATCGTTCCATCAGGACGAAGACTTCGCGCAGGGCCATGGCCACCACACCAATTGCCGCACCGAAGCCAAGCGCCAGCGGGCTTACGGTGGTGAACAGCCGCGCGACCGGGCCCGCCTGTTGCGCCAGATCGCCCAGGCCGTCCTTGAGCAGCAGGACCGACCCGCCGACCAGATCCATCTCGCCTTTTACCGGCTTGGCCGCGCGCATCAGGTCCTTGAACGCGCGGTCCCCGACAGGGCCCAGCTCGCCCAGGCGGAGCTTCAGCTCTTCCTGGCCGCGCAGATCCAGCTTGATCGCGACCGTGCCTGCATTGCGGCTAGCCATCCTGATCCTTCTCCTTGCGTTCGTCGCGTTCGGCGAGGCCGGCGCGAATGCCGGTTTCGGCGTGTTGCAGAAGTTCGACCGCCAGTTCGGCGTCGATATCCGGGCCCAGACGCCGCAGCGCCTCGCTCGTGTCGATGCCTTCAAAACCGCCCCAACCGGTGCGGAAACACCCGCCCTTTCTCACCGTGTCGAGAACGCGCTGGCCGGTGCTGGTGCAGGGGGCAAATTCCACCTGCGGACACAGATGGCGGGGCGGATCGTCCGGCCCGTCCTTGCGCGGGTCGCGCACCCGGCCGCCATGGGCGCAGGCGGCATCGACGGCCAGGCAATCGCGGCAGTTTTCGGCGCCGCCTGCAAACAGGTATTTGCAGACGGCGCTTAGCCGTTTCCCTCGGCTGCAACCTCGCCGACGATCGCATTGATGCGGGCCTCGACCAGGGCGGCGATGTAGGGATTGCGCATGGCGGCCGACACGGCTTCCACACTGGGCTCGACCGGCTCGCCGGTTTCCCGGTCGCCGAAGCCTTCCCAGCTTTCGACCAGCACGACTGCATGGCAGATCAGCGCCAGCGTGCGCACCGCGCCGTCGATGGCCGCGGCCATATCGCCCAGCCGCGCCCCGCGCAGCACGCCCAGCGCTTCGAAATCGGCGCGGGCCCGCTCGAGATAATCGGCATCGCTTTCGCCCTCATCACGGGCAGGCACCGCCCGGCGGGCGGCGGCGAAGGCCGCCTTTTCCGTCGCCGTGGTCGGCCGGGCAATCACGATGTGCGGGACAAAGTCACCCTGCGCCAGCGCCGGCAGGTCAATGCGATGCGTGTCCTGCCGGGGTTTCAGATCGAGCGGGATCATTCGGTTTCCCCCGGATAGGCCGCGATGCCATTGATCAGGGTGAAGGTGGCGGCGGCGGCCGTGTCGGTCACCTCGCTACGCACCTGATAGCTTTCCGTGCGCAGGCCTTCGCCCTCCACAGGGCGCTCGGTCGGCACGAAGCGCGAGGCGGGCATGGCGATGGTCAGCGAATTGCTCGCATCGGTCTCGAACACCAGCTTGATGTCCTGCGGCGTCTTGGCGCGCGCCACATCGTACCAGACATTATTGACGACGCGGAATTGCAGGTTCGACAGGATCGAGGTGTTCACGTTCGGCGTGAATTCCTGTGCCACCCGGTTCGGCGACCAGGCACCGTGGAAAGGCGCCAGCGTGCGCGACAGCGTGATATCGCCGCCCATCACATTGGCCATGATCACATCGTCGGCCATGATCTTGCAGCCCTTGGCGGAGGGGAAGGGATTGAGCGCCAGGACCGTGCCCGGCGTGCCGATCGGGCTGGTTGCGGGCGTGGCGATATCGCCGGCCATGCCCTGCAGGCTGATCTGGCGCCGGCCGCGTTCCGGCGTGAGGCCGATGCGCAGGCTGGACCAGGTCACCGTATCGGCCAGGCGCCAGTCGCCGCCCTCCTGCCAGGCAAAGGATCCGCCGGCATGCTCGCGCGCGCCGGATTTGAAGACATGGGTATAGGGATCGTCGCCGGTGGGATCCTCGACGCGCAGCAGGTGCGGCAGCATCCAGCCCAGCTGGTTGAAGCACAGCGGCAGATCGAGATTGAACCCGCCTTCGACCAGGTCTTCGGCCGGGGCCTGGGAATCCATCACGTTTTCGGCGGCAACACCGATCAGCGGATCGTCGACCAGATCGTCGCGCCGTCGCGGCGTGCACGTGTAATAGTTGAGCGGGTTGTAATTGCCCGCCGCGGCCGTGCCGGCGGCCAGCTGGGCAAGCGTGTAGAGTTTGACCTCACGGCCGACCAATTGAGGCATGGGAAGTCTCCTGGATTAGCGGAAAAACAGGCCGCCGAACGGCGTTCGGCGCGCAGAAACCGGCTAGCGGCGGCCGGCGATCGTCAGATCGCGGGCCTTGGCGCGGCGCCAATGGACGCCTTCCGCGAACCCGGCCGCCTTGAGCGCTTCGGGGTCGCGATCGCGGATCTCGCCATGCGAGCCCAGCCCGTCGGCCGACTTGAGCACGACGATTGCGACGGGTTTGACGGCGGCCTTGGGCGCAGTTTCGCCCTTGCCGCCGGATTTGGCAGGTTTACTGGCCATGCTGGCCTCCTTTCAGGGTGGGTCCGGTCAGCCGACCGGGGACAGGGCGACGAATTGCACCGCAATCGTCAGGTCATGGGCGGTTTCGGCCGGCAGGCCGTCCGCTTTCAGGTCTTCCGGCTGGAAGCTGCGGGCCTCGGCATAGGTGGCCTGGCCGCCCAGCGT